GCTGCGTTAAAAACCCTCTCGGTAATCTCGGAAACGGTGTCTTCCCACGATCCGGTGGAAGCTTTAGCGCCGGATACACCCGCCTTTTTGGGGACGGACGTACCAGCCGCTTTCTTTGCTTTGGCCGCAGCTTCCGCTGCTTCCTTAAGTCGCTTCTCTTCTGCGGCTTTCTCCCTCTCCTCCAGCACGATTTTTCGTACTTCTGGATTGGCATAAACCGCCATGTCGTAGGCATGTTTCAGATCCTTTGCAGCGCCAGAATTCATGAGAGCCGCCATTTCGCCCCTGACTTTATCGAAATGCTGATGGACAACATTACCTTTGTCGTCCTTCTCATCTCTGAATGAATCAATTTGGGCGCGAACTGCGTTGGTTCTCTCTGTTGCCTGGTTACTGGTAAGGCTCTGAACCGTTTGTGTGAGATTGTGTAGTTGGTTCTTAAGCGCAACGGTGGCGGGATCGGCATATTCATCCGTTTCCGTCGCCGGTTGAGCAGACTGCAAATTGATACCGCGCTGCTGGGCAAACCACTTGACAAAACCTTCCGGATCTTTGCTGGCGTAGTCGGACAGGGCAAAAAGCTGGCCTAAAGCCTGGGCTTCTCCTCCGTACATCGCCGCCAATGCCTGGCGTCTTGGTGCAAGTATTTGCTCCAACGCTTCGTATTTGCGCTGTTGCTCAGAGTATTCGGTGGATTTTTTGGTAAGAAGCCCTTCGCGCTCGCTCTCCCGTTTTGCAACATACTCCTGCAATTCGGGTGGGAGTTTCGAGAATTTCTCCTTAGCCTCAGCCGTCCATGAAGAGGGAGGATCGATGGGCTTTGCAGCTTCGGCCTTCTCTTTTCCACTATTGGGCGGCGTTTCTTCAACTGTTGGCGTTTCCGCTTCCAGTATCTCATTTTCCTCTGTAGCGGCCACGCTCGGCTCGCTGGAGGTAACATTATCGTAGGCGGCAGCAATCGCCGCATCCAGACCGGCTTCACCGGCCATGGGTTCGTTATCTTTCATAGCTTCTCCTTAAGGTTAATAGCCAGACGCTCTGGCCATGATTTTTTCGGCAAGCATTTGTGAGTTTCTTTCTGCGTGTTTCTCGGTATTTTCCTCACGGGTGCGCGCGGAATGTTCTTTTTCTCCCGCTTCCGTAATATGGCAATTATGTCTCTTCAGATTGTCGCGGTGCGCTACTTTGCCATCAATCCATTTCCCGGTTACCGGGCAGTTGTAACCCTGATAGTCGGACTGAACGTGTATTATCCTATCGGGTTTTATTTCCACCGGTAATTGTTCGGGGATGGCCGGTGAAAACATCAATGCGTTATATCCCCTTACATTGAATTGCCCCCATTTGGCCTGTCCGGTGTGAACGAGATTTTGCGGGTGAGCATCGGGATGGACAAGAAGCTGCCCCTCCAGAGTCACGTTGTGCTTTGTGCAAAGCGCGATCACTTCGTCTATAAATTCTTTCATAGTGCCAGCATAAGAATGATAGCCATTTCTTCCTCTCGCCTCAGTTCCAGATAAATTTCCATCAGGCGCTCTGCCGCCTTCAGATCGGATGCAAGCCGCTCAAGATTTATTTGCGCCCGTGGCGGTAATGCCACATCACGCTTCTTCTTATTATGCGTGACGATTTCAGCCACTTCGCGCTGAACCGGTGTCGGCAGTTCGTCAAACTTATCGTAAATAGCCTCAATGGCTGCATCCAGGCGCTCATCAAGTTCCTTGCGCTTCTCCCAGATGGGCTTTTGCGGTTTATATCCCTTGGGCCGCTTATAGAACGGATCATCACCGCCGATTATTGCTTCCTGCGGCACGAACGGAGGCACCAGCGCCGAGATTGGCGCAGACGATACCGGGTAAAAGCCGAGCATTATTGCGTTGCGGTGTATTCGCGCCCGTCTGGGGTTTTAATTCTGCGAGGCGCTTTAAATGCCTCGGTTAATCCCTTAAGCGTATCCATGAGCGGAGCGAGCATTTTAGAATCGGGAGCGGATTTTTCACCATCCTCGTCGGATTCGGCGGTCATCTGTGCCGTGTATACCTGAGCGGCAATTTTCAGCATCTCTACTTCGCGTTTAATGGAAAGCTCGGCCGTCATCTTCTCGCGCGCAAGCTGCGCTTCGCTTGCCGCTTTGGCCAATGCTACCTGTTTGTCTGATTCGATCTTCATTGCCTGCAGTTGTTGCTCTGAGGCAAGCTTTTCCGCAGATACCTGCTGTTCGGACTGTATCTTAATCTGAGCCAGCTGCTGCTCCCCTTGCATTTTGGCCTGCTGCATCTGCATTTCGGCCTGGGCTTTCTGCCCGTCCATCTGCATTTGTGCCTGCTTCATTTGCATTTCACCCTGCATTTTAGCCATTTCCGGATCTGGCTTGGGCTGTGGCGGACGCTGCGCATCGGTATCGATAGCGTCTTCTACCTCCCTGCCCAGCTTGGCCTTGCGGATAATGCTGACAAAGACTTTCTTGGCGGTTTCCATGCTGATTGCCCCTGATTCAATCATCGGGCCCATTGCCTGAGCGCTTGAGCTGAACGCCTCCAGCAACTCCGCCACCATTTTGCGGTCCTTCATCTGGTCACCGGCTATGGTGGAATCGGTTTCAATATCGATGTTAAACCCGCGCAACGCATCTGAACGAAGCACTTGCAGAATTTCAGGTGTAATCTGTATGCCGGTCATGAGCTGTAACAGCTCCGGCGTGTAGTTCTCGGCAATAATCTCCGCTTTAATGCGCATCGAATCGCGTATCAACCGCTGTAATTCGCGCTGTCTGCGCTGCATGCGCACCGAGCCGGTTTGCGCTTTTATTTCCTGCGCGCCCAGCGTTTCATTGGGATCGGACGTGCCGCGCATGATGTCGGCAATACCGACAACTTCGTAAATAACCATCTTTACCTGATCGCGGGCCACATAAAGCTGGGCCAGCACCTTGGCAATCTGGTCGATAGGCAATAAATAAATGGCCTTATCCATGCCGCCCGCCTGCATGGCAATGGTAGCAGAACTAGATGGTATCAGATCGCTCTCATTCGAGCTTAAAAGCTGCTCCATTTCTTTAATGGTGGCATCATATATGCCGCGCACCCTGCAAGCTTCGATCAGACCATTGATGCGTCGTGTAATACGATTAAGTTCTTTGGCCTGATCGCGGTACATGTCATATTCAACCGCGGGGACAAGCGTGTTGGGGCTTTCAACGCTGTACAGCGGGCGCGGGCAATCGAAGAAACCGGTTAGCTTTAGTTTATCTTCTTCGCGCTTGAGAAAGTTGGCCTTAAGCGATGGCGCAAGCCACAAAATCTCGCGGTTGTCCTTATCCCATATTTCCCATACCATCACGCGCTTGTAAATGGATGGCTCTACCTCGGCCTTTTTCTTATCCGCGCCGTCCATGGTCCAGTCATAACTGACCTTCGATGAATAGCCGGGGAATTGCTTCTCGATGTCGGAGCGAGTCAGCAGGTGCAAATAGGCCACCCACGGCACTTCATCCCACGTAGAGCCGGGTCCCCGCCTGAATCTATCCCATGGCACAAGCTCGCTTCTGACACAGGCATAGCTTAAAACATCGACTGGATCAGCCTGGCCCTCCTGCGGTTTCTGCTGGAATTTAGGCTCAAATTTCTCTCTTATTACCCCGCGGCATGGAATGAGAAAATCAAGGACTACGCCATTGATGACATTATCGTAATCCTGCGTATCAATTTCATATGCCAGCGCGCGCTCAAGTACTTCTGCCGCCTTACGCACTACCGGGTTGCCGCTTTTTGATCTGTCTCTTACATCGGGCCTGGGCAATGAATTATACACGTTGGGCCGCATAACTTCGACATTGGCCCAGAGAATATTGAATTGCTGACTTTCCGGCTTTTTCTTCTGCCGGTACACATCAACGGCATTCTGTGCCGATTCCCGCCATTTCTTTTCGTCTTCGCTCTGCAGGTCAAGATCAAGCAGCCAGCGCCTTACTTCTCCGCGCACGCCCTTACCGGCATCGGAAGGCTTCTCTAAGGCTCCCTCCTGAGTCTTGATCTCGTCACTCATATTAAGTGTTGCTTAATGGTTTCTCGCCGTAATAAGCAATATTTAATATTGGTGCTCCAGTTACTTCGATTGCCTTGAAAGACTTAAGATTGCCACCACGATATACGAATGGCTGGTCAGTCGTTGTCATACGAATGCCCACAGTAGTTGTTGGATCCGTGCCATCGTCACGCCACATGATGTTATTGGTGTCTACCGTCATTACGGCTATTTGCGCACCATCCGGCACGGTCAATGCCTGCGCCGAATTAGTTACGGCCAGCGACTGAAATCCAACATTCCGACCCCAGCTTTCTACATCTATTCCCATTAATCTTCCCTCCTTTTAGCGCGCGCATGTGCGTCACGCATTTCGTTAAATGTTTTATCCATTTCCCATTTAGTAACCGCTGGTGGCGGCTCAATGCGACTATACGGCCTAGACATGCAGGCATAGCGCCAGTCGTCGGCCGCGTGGTCTTCCATTTCTGTGTTTACGTCTTCCAGCTTCTTCTCATCATGCTGCAGAAGAGGAATGGTGCGTATGCTATCGAGACACGTGCTAAAGCAATAAATCATCGGCCTGTCATCTTCGCCCATGATTCTGGCCCTCATCTGATCCCAGCCGCCCATCGCGCCTTTTTGCGATACGCGTTTATTATCTGCGGGCCGCCATAGGGCTTTCATGCCGGAGCCGGTCATAAGGCGCTCGGCAATAGACGGGCCGCCATCAGAAGCAAAGGCGGCCGGGTCAAGCACGCCATCGGATATGATTTCACCGCGCTCAAGAGCCGCAATCTCCGCGCCCAATTCCTGTGCCGGGCGTTTTACGCCGACGTTAGGCTGATTTACCCTATCGACTGCGCCGTAGAGTTCGCGGTAGCGTATAATTGCATTCTTGGGGATGATCTTGCCATCGGGTGTTGTAAAATTGTCGGGCACCACCGCCCACCATCCGAATGAATATGGCCTGGCGCTTCCCCAGTCACCCGATCTGAAACGCGTCCACTCTCTTGGTATCTCAAACGGCCGCACAATCATCTTGGCCGACCAGCAATCGAAGAACGCACCCGCAACAATATTCCAGTCGCCCTCAAGCCACGCCTTGCGCAACGCTTCATTGCCGCCGGTTGCTGCAATAATTCTGCCACGATAGTGCGGGTCGTTTTCCAATAGAATTTGATTATCCACCAGGCGCG